AGGAGTACGACTACTCCGAATTCGAGGGGGCGGAAAAATGACAGAGCGCGAGAAAAACGGCGAGCGGCTCGCAATGAGAATGAGCCGCCACAGACAAGCGAAACACGAGAGCCTCAAAGACGAGGACGTAAAAACCGCGTATATAAAGGGCTGCGAGGACACGGCGCGGGCAATGCTGGCGCACTCTATTGCAGACATTCAGAACGCGAAAAAAGAGGCGGCGAAAATTATCGGCGAACTTCTCGAGTTTATGGACGGCCTCGGGAACTTTAGCGGCGGCGTATTCGATAGAGCGCGCGAATTCGTGGAGGCTGCGAAATGACAGTAGACCAATTAAAAGACAAATTGAATGGAATACCCGCTCACTATCACGTCGTAACGCATATAAAAATTAAAGGCAAAAATAAATATATTGTCGTACCCGTTGAGGATATAGCAATAGATGTTAGCGGCGTTGTAGCCGTAGAGGGGGCGCAGAAATGACACCCGAAGAAAGCGAGCGCTATTGGGCGGCCAAAGGCGCACAGCACCAGCGGGCGCTCGACTTCATGGCCGAGGTTATCCCGGGCGCTACTTACCGCATAGAGCGCTACGCAATCGACGACGGCGCTTGGCCGTACGAAATGAGCGAGTATGCGCACATACACGAAAAGCGAGTAATAACTGTTTACTCGGTAAATAGAGCGCCGGGCGCGTTATGGTTTACGACGACAACCGGCGAGGCAATAGACGCCGACACGCTTATAAAGTGGGAGCGGCTGCCGAAACAAGGCGAATTATTCGCGTGAAAAGTCATATTTTACGTGGGAGGCATAATGGCATTTTATTTTATGATAGACGGGCAACCCGTAGAAATAAAACGGAGTAACACGCTCGACGTAAAACTCACAAAGGCGGAAAAAATAAAACTACGGGAAATGCGCAAGCGCAGGAGCGGCTCGCTCCAAATCGAAATAGTAGACCCGTACAAAGATTTTAAAGACAAAATAAAACAACAGATACAAGGGGACGAAAAATGAGCGATTGGAGCGGAAACAGCCGCGCCGTATATGTTACAAACGGCGACAGCTCACACAGTACACGCGAGCGCGAGGAGCGCGACTACTACGCGACAGACCCGCGCGCCGTTGTGGCGTTGCTGGATCTCGAGCAATTCTCGGGCGAGATACTCGAGCCAGCTTGCGGGGGGGGGGCATATAGCCGAGGTGCTCAAAAATCGCGGCTACGAGGTAACCTGCGCAGACATAGTGCGCCGCGACTACGAGGGGCAAGACTACGAGGCAGACTTCCTGCGCGACCCGCTGCAATGGCGCGGTGACATTGTAACAAACCCGCCGTATAAGTTCGCAGCGGAATTCGTACAGCACGCGCTCGACGTAATCGACGAGGGGCGCAAGGTTGCAATGTTTCTAAAACTCACATTTTTAGAGGGCGAGAAACGGCGCGGACTTTTCGAGCATAACCCGCCAGCGCGTATACATGTATTTACAAAGCGCGTTAATTGCGCGCTCAACGGCGAGGCGCATTTTTTCAACGCCTCGAGCGCCGTGTGTTACGCGTGGTTTGTGTGGGACAAAGGCTACAAGGGGAAACCCGTTATAGATTGGATTTAATAGCGGCGGCGGCGTAAAACCGCCGTTTTTTATTAAAAAAATGACTATATAGGCATGAATATTGCACAAAATACGCAAAATACAGACTCGGAAAAACTACTCGCCGACGCTGTAAAGCTGCGCGAACGTGCGGAAAAATTACGCCGCGAGGTTGAGGAAACCCGCGACAAGGTGCGAGGGAAATAATGAAAAAATGCACAGTTTGCGGAATGGACGTTAACAAGCTGGATTATGGCCGGCTTAAAGTAAAAGCCATTACAAAAATACAGATACTCGGGGAAAGCGTGAAAAACAAAAATACAACACTTGACCTCGTATTGTGCAATAAGTGCCGCGCCGAAATCGTCGACGTAATAATGGGGCGCGTAATGAAAAACAAAGAGGTTGGTTGTAGTGGAGATTGCGCAAACTGCGACGGGGCGCGGGTATGAAACTTTATAACGGCGATTGCCTCGAGGTATTGCAGGAACTACCCGACGGCTCAATAGATATGGTATTGACCGACCCGCCGTACGGTACGACGGCCTGCGCGTGGGATAGTATAATCGACTTCCCGAAACTATGGGCGCAGCTCCACAGAGTAGTAAAACCGACGGGCGCTATTGTGTTATTCGGCTCGGAGCCATTCTCGAGCGCCTGCCGCATGAGCAATATAAAGCGCTATAAATACGATTGGCTATGGGATAAAAAGAGCGCGGGAAACTTCATGGTGGCGAAATACCAGCCATTAAAAACATTCGAGAATATCATGGTATTCGGGGACGCGATAAACTACTACCCGCAATTACAAAGCGGATTCGAGAATCGAGTACACGAGGCGGCGCGGCCGAAAAAATCGGACTTCCTAAGCGGCATTAAAAGCGGCATGTTTTTTCAGACCGAGAAAAACAAGGCGGGCGACGAGCGCTACCCGAAAGCAATAATCGAGTTATCGAAACAAGCGACCGAGTGCAGGAACGCCGAGAGTTACCACCCGACGCAAAAGCCCGTTGAGCTGCTCGAATACTTAATTAAGACGTACACACGGCGCGGGGAAACCGTGCTCGACTTCACAATGGGGAGCGGCTCGACCGGCGTTGCGTGCGTAAACATAGAGCGCGAATTCGTCGGCATTGAACTAGACAAGCATTATTACGACATAGCGAAAAAGCGCATAGAGGCAGCGCAGGCAGATTTTACACCGGCGCTATTCGACGTTGAGAAAGCGGAGCGCGAGAACTACGACGCCGTTTTATGCGGCTAAAACTCCGAATCTGTATTGGAGAAAACATGGGAAGAAAAAGACGTTATAAAAAAGCAGATATCCTCGAGGCTATCAAAGGCAGCTACGGTATAATAACAGATATTGCCGAGCGCCTCGGCTGCGATTGGCACACCGCCGACGACTATATAAAACTATGGCCGGAAACAATGCAGGCTCATAAAGACGAGGGCGAGCGCTACCTCGATTTATGCGAGAAGAAATGTATAGAACGCGTAGAGGCTGGCGAGGGACAAATGATTCGCTTTGTACTCGCGACAAAAGGAAAGCGCCGCGGCTACGTTGCCGAGGAAACGCCGGACACCGACGGAACGGGCGACGATACAGCCGTAAATATTAACATGAACGGCGGAGAGCCCGAGCCCGTGGAGGCCGACGCGTGAACTTTGACAGCCGCGAACTATGGGCGCCCGTTTATAACCGCGCATTTAATGACATAATGAGCGACGCACACGAACACGAGCGCTGGACGTTTCCGGGCGGCCGTGCGAGCTGTAAATCGAGTTTTATATCGCTCGTTATAGTTTTACTCGTCGTTATATTCCCGTCGCTCAACGCGCTTGTAATACGCCGCTACTCTAAAACGCTGCGGCAATCTGTATTTGAGCAAATCGTGTGGGCTATCGAGAAATTGCACCTACCCCGCAGCAATGGAAAAGCCGCAGGCTTTAAAATCCCAAAATCACGAACAGCAGCGCTGCCGATTGTCTACATACGCAAAAACGGACACCAGCAGCTAATAATATTTGCAGGGCTCGACGATCCCGAGAAATTAAAATCTATCAAAGTCGCATACGGTTATATCGGCATATTGTGGGTAGAGGAAAAAACCGAAGTCGACCCAACCGATTTGCAGAACGTCAAAATATCTGCATTGCGCGGCGGCGAGCGTTTCTACGTTTTCGAGAGTTACAACCCGCCGAGCGCTACGCGGCATTGGTGCAACGCAGAACTTCGCGAGGACGACCCGCGCCGCATGGTAGTACAGACAACGTACTTAGATATACCGCGCGAGTGGCTCGGTGAGGCAATACTCCACGACATTGAAAACACGAAAGCGCACAACCTGCGCGCGTATCAAAATATATACCTCGGAATTGCAACGGGCACCGGCCGCACTATTTTTGAAAACGTACAGCTACGCGAAATAACTGACGAGGAAATAAAAGCATGGGACACCACATGGCAGGGCATAGATTGGGGCTATTTTCCCGACCCTTACGCGTACGGCTCCATGCACTACGACGCCGCAACGCGTACGCTTTATATATGGGACGAGCTGTATTTGTGGAAACATAGCAACGAGGCAGCATTCGACAAAACCGCCGAGCACATGGAGGCGCAAGGAATGAGCATTTACGAGGACAAGCAAATCGCCGACAGCGCCGAGCCGAAAAGCGTAGCGGACTATCGCCGTTGGGGCGGTTTTACACAAGGCGCAAACAAGGGGCGCGGCTCGCGTGACGCTGGCTATAAATGGCTGCAAGGCTTAAACGCTATCGTTATCGACCAAAAACGCGCGCCGCACGCTGCCGACGAATTCACGCTGTACGAGTACGAAATCGACAAGCGAACGGGCGAAATACTCGAGGGTTTTCCCGAGGGGCAGCCCGACCACTTTTTAGCGCTCACACGCTACGCCAGCGAGCAAGAGTGGCGACACGCTGGGGCATAATCGCGCGTAAAAAATGACTATAAGCACATACGAGGAAAGATAATGTTTGAAAAAATAAGGGGCTTTTTTATGAACATCTTAAACTTATTCCACACGACTTCGATTGAGGGAGTAACGGGCGTCGAAACAAATATAACCGGCGAAATGTACCGCCGTATCGAGTTATGGGGTAACATGATGACCGGCCACGCGCCGTGGAACGCAGACGCAAAACCGTGCGGCGTGCTGCCACAGATTGCGGGGCGCCTTAACTACTACGTAAAGCGAGAAATCGGGCTCGAGGTAAAAAATGAGGTGCTCGACAAGCCGCTTAAACACTTAAATAAAAACATTGGCAAGGTTGTAGAATATATCGCATACTTAGGCGGCGGACTTCTGCGCCCTATCTACTCGGCTAATAAATTACAGTACGAAATTATACCGCTCGGAAACTACCTGCCGACACACTACGACTTCGACGGCACACTCACCGGCGCTATTATCTTAAAACAGATTGAAACCTCAAAAAAGAATTATTTACTTTGCGAAACACACAACTACGACGGCAAGAGCCATTATGTTATATCAAAACTTTACGAAAACAAAGACACAACCTTGCGCGAGGTTGCGCTCACTTCCTGCGAACTCACAAAGGATTTAACACCCGAGTACGTGTGGAACGATTGCGGCCGCCCAATGATTGTCGAATTCCGTAGCGGCGTAACTAACACAATCGACGGCTCAAACGTGCCGGTGGCGTTGATTAATAACGCCGTAGATTTAATCGAGAAAGCAGACCGCCAGCTCGCGCGCATGGATTGGGAGCAGGAGGCAGGCGAAAAGCGCGTATTTGCCGACCGCGATATGTTTCAAGACCGCAAGACACGCGACAAGACAACGGGCGCCGAGAAAGTCGAGAAAGTTATCACAACGAAATCGCTTAACCGCCTCGTAGTAAAACTTGAGGGCAACGGCATAGACGGCGGCGAAAAAATCCACGAGTACAGCCCGGAACTTCGCACCGAGGCGCAGGAAAAATACCTGCAGGCTATCCTTAAAAGAATCGAGCTGGCAATCAACGTCGGCAAGGGCACAGTATCAGACGCCGAGCAAGTGCAGCAGACCGCCACACAGTACAGCGGCGGACGGCAGGAACTCTTCGCAATCGTCGACGAAATCGAGGACGAAATTGCCGCCAAATACGCAGACGTTGCCGCCGTATTCTCGTATATGGCACGCGCTTACAAAATCAAAGGCGCACCGGCTGGAAACGAAAAAGAACTCTATACAATCAAGTGGAACGACGACCAAACCCGCAAGGATATACAGCAGGCGAAACAAACCGCTATGCAGGAAATCGGCGCGGGCGTACTTAATAAATGGGAATACCGCCGCGACTTCTACGGCGAGGACGAGGCAACCGCAAAGGCAAACGTACCGCCCGAGCCTACCGCGCCGGAGCCGTTCGGCTTAATCTAAAAAAACGCGCTATAACGCGCTCGTTTGCCCTCGGTAATGAAATAACACCACCGAGGCACAAAGGACGCGCTACAAGCGCGCTATTGAATTCCTAGAGGGGTTTTTATAATGAGCACAAAGACAAAAAGAAAAGCCGTTGCGCGCCACATGACCGCAGAAGAAAAAAAGGCCGTTATTGCAGTTAAGCAGGCAGTAAACGGACAGCCATTACACAAGCGCATTAAATACGCGTTTAAGATTATCTGCGGGGCGTGGTAAATGTTATCGCCTCGCTACCTTGACGGAATCGGCGACGAGCTGGCCGACATCTACGCACAGCTCGAGGCGGATATCCTCGCAGACATGGCGCGGCGCCTTGCCAAACTCGGCAAGATAACCGAGGCGACAAAATGGCAGGCGGAAATGTTAGCGCAAACCGGCGCGCTTAAAAAAGACGTAAACCGCATTATTAAAAAATATGATCCGAAAATACAGCGCGAAATAAAAGCCGTATATAACGACGCAATGGTAAAGAACGCCCGAGCGAATAATCGCATTTTCGAGGAGGCGCTCGGCCACGGCGTAAGCGACAGCAACGCGCAGGCAATGCTCGCAGGCATACAGAAAACACACAGCGACCTATCGCGCCTTACTCTCACAACCGCATACACAACCGAGCAGCAATTCGTACAGCAGGCTAACGCCTCATATATGCAGACCGTAAGCGGCGCTATGAGTTACGACGCTGCAATGAAAAGCGCCTGCGACAATCTCGCAAAGGACGGCATTAGCGGCGTACAGTACCGCAACGGAAAGCCCGTGCGCTTGAGCATTGAGGCAGCCGTACGCATGAATATTTTAACCGGCGTAAATCAGACAGCCGCAGCCGTAACAACGGCGAATTGCGAGGAGCTGGGCTGCGACCTCGTGGAAACATCTGCGCACATAGGTGCGCGCCCGAGCCACGAGGCTTGGCAAGGTAAAATATTTTCGTTATCGGGAACGAGCGACAAATACCCGCCATTTTCTGTTTGCGGGCTCGGGGAAGTCGACGGCATTTGCGGTATAAATTGCCGCCATTCTTACTACCCGTATTTTGAGGGCACAGAGCGGCACTACTCTACAGACGACCTCGACGAAATGGCAGCGCAAACCGTAACGTATGACGGGCAGGAAATGACACGCTACGACGCCGAGGAAAAGCTGCGCTACATGGAGCGCAACGTCAGAAAGTACAAGCGCCGCGCAATCGTGCAGGAGGCCGGCGGCGTGGATAACACCGCAGCCCGTGAGAAAATCGGCGAATGGCAAACTAAAATAAAAGACTTCACAAAACAGACCGGCGTAGCACGCGACCGCGCCCGCGAGTTTGTGGGAACTATCGACGGCACACAGCCCCGGGGCATTTTCGACGCAACAACGCAGGCGGCAGCCGATAAACTCAAGCCGACCGGGGCGCCGACACCAGCCGCGCCCGCAGCAGCAAGCAAGGGCGTAAAGGTTGACGTATCGGGATTTGCCGACGCGTTTACAAAAAACAAAATAAACACCGAGAGCACGGCCGAGTTAATAAAATACATCAACGCGCAGCCAAACGCCGACGACACGGTAAAAGATTTATTTAATTACATGAATAATTCGAGCTTGAGCAAGGGCGTAACTATACGCAATTCTCAAAGCGGCCATAAGCTCACGCACTACTCAAACGGCGAACTCCAATTGACGATAAACAAGTTATTAAAAAACGACGCTAATATAATCGGCAAGGCGGGCACGAATATTCACGAAATCGGGCACTTGCTCGACACGCTGGGCGCGGACGCAGGCGTAAACGGCCAAGGTAGTTTTATTCACGTACGCGAGGCAATAAAAAAAGCTCGTAAATATAATAGCGGCGAGATCCCGACAGAGATTGCAGAACTATTCAAAAAGAAAAGCGACGAAATAGACGCAATACAGAAAAAAATATTTACAGAACGAACCGCAAAACATAATATATTAAGCGAGAAATACAAGGCCGGCGAGATAGGTTGGAAAGAATACTCGAAACAATGGGACGCGATAAACCGCGCCGCAAAACTCGAGGCAGACCTTGCACAGCGCGACGCTATAAACGGCGTCGACGCGCTTATGGATATTTACGACGCATTGAGCGAGGGTCGTTACCAGCATAACCACGTAGTAGTATACGGCCACGGCACGTCGTATTACTTCTCGGAGCTGGCGCACCAAGCCGCCGAGATATGGGCGAATTATACGCGCTTGTCGATAACTAACCCGGAACTCGTGGCAATGCTGCGCAAGTATGAGCCGGAACTCGTCGAGGCGCTCGAGAAAAACGCCACGGAACTATTAAACAATTTAAGGGGGACAAAATGACAAAGCCCGAGGACTTCCTGCTCGACGTGTGGGAAAAGTTAAGCACAGACGAAAAAAAAGAGGTTTACCTCAACAGCATTATAACGGCCGAGAACGCGCCGCAGTATCTTTACGGACTTATCGACGAGGCGGACGCGTCGCTCGACGATAAAATTAAAATCGCCGAGAAAGTCATAAACGGCGAGGCGCTCACAGCGCGGGAAAAGAAAATTATAAAATACGATATCGTGGACTAATTACACGCCCCGGCAACCCCTCACCCGCTGGGGCGTTTTTCATTTAAAAAAATGACTATAACGGCATGAGAATAATTACCGACGAGTTATACGCGCGCCTCGTAAAGGTGCTCGCGCAGGACGAAAAAGTAGCCGTTTTTCAACAGCTTATCCTATCGCAGAAAGCCGAGCCGACAGAGGCCGCAGACGAAATCACAGTAAAAGAGGTTAAAGACAATGGCGTACAGTAGAGTAACACCCCGCGCCCGACAAGGCACAACGGGCATTAACGTAGAGGCCGACGTATTAGCCGGCTCGGGCGTGTGGATAAATCCGCCCGACAGAGTGGCAGCCGTAACAGTAGCCGTACATATTCCCGAGGGCGAAACGGCTAGTTTTACAATCGAGGTTTGCGCAAACCGCCCAAACAATCG